GTTGATGAATGCACTCAACGCTATGTTATCTGAATTGATACAGTACAAGCGTTTGTCCTGATTGTTCATTGCCAGTAGATTGTTAGCTGTGTCAAATGATAATGCCTCTAAAGCACTCCGGCGACCGGCGTTGTCTCTACGATCGTATGTTTCTGGGCGGAGTGGGTGATATCTTTTGTCCTCAAAAGGTCTACCTAGACCTATGGTCTTGTCTATGGTTTTGTTTCTCACATGATATCTGGAGCAATACCGGGAGCCCCATGCGAACCAGATGTTGTTATTGTTATCCGGTATCACAAAACTCATATTGTTTATTATATCAAACGTTTCACCCAATCTTCTCTCGATTACAGGCTTCTTTATAACATTTATAACACATTGAATCCCGGGGTTTAACACATCCACCATCAAAAACACCGGTGGGGTTTCTTTTGTTATTGTGATCGTGAGAGTGTCCGTACCATAACCAGTGATGTTGTTTTCGTCTTGTGTCATCAAATCACCTTCTCTAGACCACATGGTGGCAGGGTCATCTAAATTTCTTTCCTCATCATCACGAACAACTTGCCGGAATTCAAATTGGTGCTCACCACCATTCCAAAATTTATTTTTTATTATGTAAGTGTTTGTCTCTTCAAATGTCAATCGTGGATTTGGTTCATATGATACAAGATCCTCCAAAATTAAAGCGACTTCGTCATACTCTTGGCGTTGCCAGTTGAATTCCAAATCCATTGTGAATGAAAGTTCTTCGGTTTCCGGTAGATGTGGAGCTGGTAGCATCATGTCTGTATACTCAGTACCTTTCACACTGTCTATAATTGTTATGACTTCAAACTTTTCATCTAGTTCATGCAGTTCACTACGTATTGGATTCATATCAACTGAACCATCTGCACTCAAACCAGTAGATTCCACCACAACCCAAGCGTGATCATTTACATCAACGCAAATGTCACCAGGGAAATACCGATCTTCACCAGGTAATTCATATTTGTGCTTGACTTTCCCGGTTGGGTCAAATCTGACAACAAAACTACACAATGTGTTGGTGTATGTCACAATGATATCATTATTTTTACAAGTCTCAACATACGTGGGGTTGATCAGTTGCTCACCATACTCACCAGGACGACCATTCACGGTGTTTAATTTGTACTCAGCGTCTGCTGACCACACATCTGATGGGTCAGTAGTGCGGCTATCAACCAGTGGGTTCACTTCATCCGGCACTGCGCATGCTATTATTTTATTGGTAATACCATCCACTTTCACTGTGGATATCGTGTCATATAAGGTGATCCAATAATCTAAATTCTTGTCTAAACTCACACAACTGGGACTGTATCCATATGCATCTGGATCACCGGGGTAGTGTTGTGCTTGCACCTCTTGTGGAAACAAGTCTTTGATGTGATATTCTGCTTGTGTCCCTAAATTTCTGTAAAATCTGATGACTTTGTCTGTGTCACTATCAACTGTTATTGTACCCCCCTCTGGATCTGTAGCAAAACCGTACATGCCACTGTTACCAGGAGAAATTGTTGTCACTGGTGGTGTGTATGTCTGTGTGTACCCGTTGGGTCCATATGAATATTCACGGTAATACACTGGTTTCACCTGTGTTACTGTGTCATTTGATGGGTTGGCAAGATAGTAATACAACACCTCGTTGTTGAAGTACGTAGGTGGATCTATTAATGTCTCAGTTACCAGTCTATACTTGTTGTTCTTGCTAACAACCTCCCACGGGGCATCCAGATCAACAAATGTCAAATATGATCCAGGCGTGTCAAATGATTCCTCAACCTCTAGCAATGACATGTCTATCGCATCACCAGGTTTGTATCTGGATTGTGGTGATATGTACCCATAATACTCTAACCCAGCTTTGGTCTTCCACATCCTAGGTGGAGCTGAACTATCAACATTCCATTCAACATCACTACGATCAGCATCTCTCAACAAGTTCTGTTGTGGTTCAATTAACTCTGTCAACAGCAACGTGACCTTTCTTCCATTAGGTTCATTGTATTGTGATGGAGAAACGCCATTGTAATCAGACAACAATATTATTACGTGACTGTTGTATACGTTGTTAGCTTTCAACATACCAACATCCCATGTTTTAAAGTCTATTTCAGATTCGAACGGCTCTGTGATACGTTCAAACGTGGTACCGGCTCCACTCAAATATGTGGTTACATACGCTTGCTGTGTTATCAAATCAGTTGTTATGTCGTTTGCTGAAAAGGCTGTGGAGCTAGCTGACCATCTGGAGCTCAACGGCACCAAATCGTCAGTACACACCACTGCATCATCACCATGTGTTCTCACCGCGATTGCGAATGGTGAGCCTAGATATTTTTTATCACTGATAGGGAACTCTTTGAGGCCGTTTGCTGTTATATCTAGATATCTAGGAGTTTCCAATTTGACTTGCATGGGCAAGCCAACCTTTTGTGTTTCATATATCTGAAAATATTCTTTCTTAAAGTTTTCGTATTTGTCCAGTTCATGATCATACACCGTGCCTGGGAATTTACTGGTATCAAATGACGCGAAGAGGATGATGTCTTTGTTCTCGTCAGTTTTACCTAGTAAATCAAATTCAGCATCACTAGACACATTGGTGTTGTCATACACAGCTCGACTGCTCCCGGTTTGCTCATTAGTCCGAGCACTGGTCAATCTGTTGGAGTTGTCATCTATGTAATTGACGGTTTTCAGTCCAGATGTACCGGCAAAAAACGCGGAGCTATCTGATGGATCAGTCCGGACCACAACTCCATTTTCATTCTTAACATAAATGTATTCGTTGTCGTCTGTTTGTACACGTTCAACCGGTACTGTGCTCTCTTTATTCTCCACAAAACGCCAACTGGGTATAAAATGAGTGTCTGGGTTTTTCCAATACTGATCTTGTGTCAACGGACGGGATTTACTACCTTGTGCATACAGGTTGATGTAATAACCACCGTCACCGGACACAGTCGCCCATGATTGCCAGCTGTTGTATCTGTATATAGTTAAATCTTCACTTGGTTGACCGGTCAACACACGTTCTGGTTTTCCGCCCATGGGATCTGCAATACCTGGAGTGTACCACACCAGTGAATCTGGTATATAATTATACACCTTAATTGTCTGTGTGAGTAAGTTTTTGTGAGTTTTGCCGTTTTGATCTGTAAATATAGTCGTTATCTGATATGTACCAGGATACATGTATTGCTTGGTAACACTCACCCCAGTCATGGTGGATCCATCTCCCATGTCCCAGATCAACCGGCTCAAACTTGGGCCTAGATATGTTGACTCTAGGGCAGATATATCAGCAGTGAAGGTGAATGGAGTGACACCCAATGTGTAACCTGTGAGTATCTGAGTGCATGTGTCTTCTTCACCTAAACCATTTTCAGATAAAAACGGTACAACAACATCGTTGAAGCTTGTTCCAGCTAGTTGTTCGTACGTTGCCATGTTATGCTACTATTTCAATCTTGTTGTACAGATTGAATGCATCATGCACATACGGGTATTTAAAGTATGGTAACTTGACATTTTGTGTGGTGATGGTAGTGTCAGACACATACACCGGGTTCCAAATAACCAAGCTCAAACCTGGTGTTGATTGCCCGGTGTCTGTACGTACAGTTGAGATCTGCTCAACACCAGCGATCGCCAGCATCTCGACGCTCAAATCTGCGGTGCTTATAGCTTGTCCTAGCTCGGCATTTGCAGAGCTGAAGTAATTGTTGAAAATATTGACCAGCTCGTCTTTGATTGCGTCATCGTCTCTCAACACACTAGGTGCTCTCTTCACTCGGAGCACGGTACTATCAGAAAGCACCGGGTCTTCCACTTCGCCGGCTCCTCTCGTGGCTATGTTTACCGCAACATACACTGGATCCATCATTATTATTTCATGCGACACCATCTTTTGCTGATTCATGTTGTTGAGAATAATTGTTTTTTGAGCGTTACCTAGAAAATTTGTCATGGGTTGAACTGATGTGTTTTGAGACACGTTAGGTACACTGTATACATAAATGTTGTTGAATGTGTTGGATGATGCAACATCCAGGTGATTAAACATGATTCTGCTCTCGAGATTAGGGTTGTCTATACCTACATCTTCCAACATGTATCGGAAGTGACCATCCAAAAATGTTTGATTGTCAACCACATGAGTGGATGAGAGTATTTTGTTGTAGTTCCTGGACATGAATGATTCATAATCCGTTAAAGTAACTAATCGATCCCTACTAGCAAAATGAACTGGGGCTTTTTCTCGTATTTGATCAACACTCTCACGGTCTTGTGGTGCAGTTGATCCAGCATTGTTCGACATGTACAGTGCCTCCAGATTGTCAAATGTGATATATCTTATGTTCTGTGCTCGTACATCGTTCTTTATTTGTGTGAACTTTGTTGTGCCGTACAATGTCAATTTTGTGTCATCCAGAAAGTTTGGACCAACAACACCCTCTTCACCAGCTGACTGTATATAATATATCTGTATCTCGTCTCCAGCAGTTAGCCTCTTGCCGTTGATGTTATTACCAAACTTCAACTCATATGCCATATTTTCATTCAAGCGTTTCTCAAACACAAGATCCTCTGGACCATGTAAATACATAGATTGTGTCTCGGTGAACTGGTGGTACTTACCGGTGGTGATATCTTTTACATACACATGTACATGAAAGTGTGATATTTTTGTGTCTGCACCAGGGTTCAACAACACCACCTCAAATGGATTACCAATCGCTTTGATAGCCGCGTTTTCAACCCACTTGCCTTGGTACAACAGATAGCTTGAGCCTATCACATCTATTTGTTCAGTTGAAGTTGTTGTTTTTGTAAATGATATATCTGTGTCTGTGGAATACACAATACCATTGCTGTTTATAAACGTGTATCTAGGTATCGTGTAAGATCCTGGTAACAATTCTTCGGTTGCAAATGTTCTGAACGTAAGCGCACTTGTCTGGTACCCCAACGGGCTGTAGTTCAACAGCTTGACAATCCGGTTCATGTTCTCATACAATGTTGTCTGTGTGAAAACACTCTCGCTAGATGTCCGGTTCAAATAAAACATCAACACATGATAACTGTACGCTATGATGTCTATAAATGAAGATAGGTTACTACCCTCGTATATTTGGTCTGTGAACATTCCCTGATCCTGCATTCGCTGCAATATCATGGATTTGAGACTCTCCGCATCAAACGTCATGTACGCGGATTCCGGTAATGTGTACTCTGTTATGTCTTGTTCTGCCATTTTAATCCTTTGTTTTTGTTATAAAGTCAAATCCTGGAGAGTTCAGCACCGCTTCCAGGTTTGTATTAATATTTAATTTAGGTATCAATATTGCCATGGTTATTCTATAAGCATTATTCTCCGGGTCGGTTAATACTGTCACATTTTTCAATGTAACACGTGGTTCATATCTCTCAATACCGGTATATATCGTTTCACCAATCTCTTGAGCCCTGAATTCATCAATAGGTTCAAACAACCATCTAGATAAGTCTAAACCGAACGTGGGATTCAGCAACTTTTCACCTGGTTTGGTTGTGAAAATATTTTTTATACTGTTCATGATTGCACCCTCATCAACAGTGTATCTTATATCTGTATTTGTTACCTTACTATACAGTGAATCAGTGTTTGGCCTCTCATCCTCAACTAAATCGAACACAATATCTTTGTATTTGAATCGTGACTCTGTTTGCTCTGTGGAACGCGCTTGCAAGCTTGTTATATTAATCGACATTACCTAATTATTTATCCATAGATACTGAATACGCGTGGAAAATCTCCTTAATATAATAAATAATTAGGATGCAAAGTAAATTCGACACAATATTTGAGAGTAACTTCAACAGATTCAGCGGAGGAGGGTTTCTGACTGGTGATGTGATTAAATTTAAAGAAGGTTGGGAGTCTGACGAATGGTCTAAAAAAGCACCAGCACAAGTAATCGAGAAAATTAAAGAACTAGCCGGTTCTGATCTCGTTTTGAGAGTTAGTAGTGTCAAAGCGTTGAGACCTTCGGTCAATTCTAGCGTTGATCAAGCATCAGGTGTGGATAATTTCCACCTAGACGTGACTCAAGAAACAGCACCAGGGTTCTACAATGGTAATTTCATCACCGTTCCACAAGAAATTGTGGAAATGATAGACACAAATGGCGCACCACCTGAGATTCCAGATTCTCTTAGAAGACAAGACAACGTGAATGTCAAGCCGGAAGAGGTTACATTACAAGACACTGAAACATCCGATTTTACACCAGTTGGTTCTCCAGAGGCCCACAACTTACCCAAAGATAACACAACACTCCCAGGAGCGACTGCGGCAGTTAGTTACACATCACAATATTTAAGTTAATGACAGATAAACCTACAAAATCAAAACCTCGTAGAGGTAGGCCTCGGAAAAACACAACTAAAAAACCAGCAACTAAAAAACCTGCTAGAAAAAAATCAGTCGAACAACAACCTAAATGTTGTGATAAATTTTGTATTTGCGCGTTTTTGTCTAAATGTTGGAACCGAATACGTTCATTTTTTTGCTAGATTTAGCAAGCAAGTGTAAAAATTGATCTCCGGGTCCATCACGAACGCAGCTCTGTACATGTGTTCTGATACCATGACTAACTGCTCAGCTTTGGTAACATCATCTATCGTATGCTCATCGTGTATGTAATTGAACATTGCGCGTAACAACTCTGTATAGTCACCACCAAACACATGCTCGTTCTCAATAACTTTTTTACGTGCTTTTAGTGACAACCCTTGAGTTGTTATCTTGTACAATGCTTCCACAAAAGCATCCTTGACTTTGATCAGATTGTCTAATTGTAATTCCCCGTCAATTATATTTTTCTGTATTTCATTTATACATTTACGTAAATCAGGGTAACATGTTTTAACAAATTTGTGCAATTTGTCCTCGTCTGCCAACTTGACATTTTCAGTTGACAGTATGTGCATCACTCTATCAACACAACGATCAACTGGTGGAGTCAAGTCGAATGATTGACATCGACTTTGTAATGGTGGTATCACTCGGTGATTGTAATTTGCAGTTAAGATGAATCTCGTGATGGCTGAATGCTCTTCCATTGTGTTTCTCAATGCTCGTTGAGCGTCTACAGTCAAGCCATCAGTTTCATCTAGAATTATACATTTTATTTTACCATCGAAACTCTTTGTTCTAGAAAAATTGGTAACTTTTGATCGGATGGTGTCGATACCATTCTCATCACTCGCATTTATATACAGGTATTGACATTGTAAAACAGAATTGCACAGTATTTTTGCTAGACTTGTTTTACCTATACCAGCAGGACCAGCAAATAACAGATTGGGTATACCTTCTTGTTGTTTAAATTTGTCAAACACAGATTTGTTTTTGTCTGACAATACCATCTCATCCAATGTCTGTGGACGGTATTTCTCAACCCATAAATTCTCAAACATCACTATTACAATCTGTAATACTAGGTGGCGTGTCTGATGACCCGAAACCTTTTTCACCACGCTTGGACTCAGTCACCGTATCTGTAAACTCGAATACAGGTTGTAACAACGGATACACAACCAACTGCGCGATCTTATCACCTTTATTCACTGTATATGTATTTTCACCAAAGTTATACAGCTTTACACCCAGGTCGCCACGATAACCATTGTCAATGACACCCAAATGTGGTTGAATGTTGTGTTTGAACCCTAAACCGCTCCTGGGCTCTATTCTGAACCAAAAGCCTGGTGTTATATCTGCCACTGTCAAGCCTACAGGCACCACTGTTGAATCACGATTTTGAATAACTGCATCTTCTACCGCTACTAAATCGAATCCGGTGTCACCTGTACCGGGTTCCTTGTTATTTGCTGTGGGCAACACAGCATCTTCATGTGTCTTTATCAGTTTGATCTTCATCCGTTCAACAATGTGTCATCCTCGTGTAGTGGTCTAATATTAGCTTCGACTGGCATGGAATTGTTTCGTAACCACATCAGCAACTCATTCAACTTATCAGCATGTATGACAAATTTGCCATGGCCTTGTACTTCTACTGTTATCATAACACTATTATAACACCAACAAGTTGGATTATCAACTACATAACATAAATATTTACATGCCAGAAGAGGATGATGATATTAAAACACTGATTGATCAGCTCAAAGATGTTACTACAGTAGCAAAAAAGCCACCAGCCGAACAATTCAATCTACCCAAAGAAGATTTGGAGCAATTCATCCTGAACAGTGCTGGTAAGTTGATAAAAGACAGCATGGACACCATCGATGACATAAAACAATATGTGACAAACGCTCCAGAACCAGAAGATGTACACTCTCTCGCTGAACTATACAAAGCAAGCACCGGTGCCATTGAGGCGCTCAACAAATTGTTATTACAACAACAGAAGTCCAACACACAAGTGGCTATCAAAACAATGGACATACAAGCCAAGCAACAACTGGCCAATAATGACGACAAAAAAATCACTTTCACGAGAGAAGAGATCTTCAAGGAACTTATCAACAAAGGTGATATTATAGAAACAGAACCGGTTGACTTACCAGAAGAGGATTAATTGAAAAAGTCCCCGAGGGACCTGCCGGCGGATTCTTCAGCTTGTTTCTTCTCTTTTGCAGCCTTGTCAGACATTAAAATCTCATCATTTCTCATGTTGGTGTTGTAAGCTGTGGCTTTACCAAACAATGTGTTCGGTGTACTGGCAGTGTCTGGCATGTTGTACAGCTTGATTCGGTTTTTCAATAGATCGACTGCAACTGTAAACTCTTCAACTTTGGTGAGAATTTGTTTTGGTACTTGCGATTGCATGTAATTTTCACGGTTGCTCAACATGTCAAGCACACCATACAACACCAATGTATGTGCTTGTACTATCGATATTATTGTGCCAATCATTCCGGTCAT